AGCGAGGATAGATATGAAGGCATGTTGGTTGTTCGCAGTGAGTTGCGTAGCATGTGCAGTCATCATCACCAGCCCGTTAGTGGCATTGCTTATATTGGCATTATTGCTTCTCAAAAGTTAATTGGTCTTAGCAAATATACTCGTATTGCACAGTGGTGTGCTAGACGTGGTACATTACAAGAAGAACTGTGTAATGACATCGCACGTGAGATTAAAGCTGCTACAGGTACTAGTAACTTAGGAGTGTATATTCAAGCAACACACGGATGCTGTGAGAATCGCGGCATCATGGCAAATAGTAGTCTTACACAAACTACTGTACTTGAAGGTAGCTTTAAACACGATGCTGGTACAAAGAAAGAATTCTTTGACAATATTAAACTGCAACAGGAGTTTGCACGATGAAATTGAGATATAGCGAAGCCTTTTACAGTATACAAGGCGAAGGTGCATATGTAGGTGTACCTAGTGTATTCCTACGTACATATGGTTGCAACTTCCGTTGTCAAAACTTTGGACTTCCTCGTGGTACTCCTAAAGCTAAATATAATCCAGAAGTTAAAAAACTTATTGACTCCGGTGTGCATCTAACTGCAAAAGTATTTGAAGACTTGCCGCTGGTGTTTACTGGCTGCGACACTTACGCAAGTATCTATCCTGAGTTCAAACATCTTGTAATGGACAAGACTATCGACGAAGTTGTAGAACATATACTGTCGCTTACTCCAGAAGGTAAGTGGACTATGGATAATGGACAGGATGTCCATTTGATTCTCACTGGCGGTGAACCGCTACTTGCTTGGCAGCGTTTGTATATTGAGTTGTTTGAGCATCCTAGAATGAAGGACTTAAAGAATGTTACATTTGAAACAAACACTACACAATTTTTACACACGGAGTTTGCCGATTACCTTAAGAATCAGGCAAGATTTAAAACAACGTTTAGTTGTTCGCCCAAGCTCTCCGTATCTGGTGAATCTTGGACAGACGCTATTAAGCCTGCTGTTGCTGCCAATTACCGCTCTATACTTAATGCTGACATGTATTTTAAATTTGTTGTTGCTGACAGCGTTGACGTTCAAGAAGTTGATCGAGCTGTCGAGGCTTACAGAAAAATTGGGATCAATGTTCCAGTATATCTTATGCCGATGGGCGGTCGTACAGAAGGTTATAACCTTACCGTACAAGAAGTTGCAAAACTTGCTATGGCAAAAGGATACCGATTCACTCCGAGACTCCACATTAGCTTATTCGGAAATGCCTGGGGGACTTGATGACGATGCGCTTAACGCCCTTAGGCAGGGCGTACACAAAGATGAACAAATCGATAAACTAAGGAAACACATATGAAATGGCTCAATAAGCTACTAGGCAGAGAAGAAAAAGTACAACAAGAAATGCCTGTAGAATCTACTAATGAATATTTACGCAGAGCAATTCTTGCTAAAGAAAAAGAAGCTGCTACTGCTAAAGGCGAAGCATGGGTTGCTGTGTTAGATACACAAATTAATCCAAAGAATATTAAGAACGGTTTCTTTGAGCTTGATTGGAATAATCAGTTTATTGAAGAACTACTTGATGCTGGTTATAGCGGTGAGTCAAACGAACAGATTGTAGATGGATGGTTTCGAACTATTGCTATGCAAGTGTTAGGCGAAGAAGGTCTTAACACAGCGCGAGAAATGGGGTACATTAACGTAGTGCCTATTAATAAAAGCAAAAGCGAAGTATCATGATTGACATTCTATCAATCATATGCTATAATGATAACACTAAAGGCACATATATAATATGAGTACATACATTCTGGTAGACACAGCAAATACGTTCTTTAGAGCTCGTCACGTAGTACGCGGCGATATCGACACAAAGGTAGGCATGGCACTACACATTACGCTAAACAGTGTAAAGAAAGCATGGACTGACTTTAAAGCAGATCACGTTGTGTTCTGTTTAGAAGGTCGTAGCTGGCGTAAGGACTTTTATGCTCCTTACAAGCGTAACAGACAAGTTGCACGTGATAAACTTACTCCTACTGAATCTGCAGAAGATACAGCGTTTTGGGAAATCTTTGACGAGTTTAAAAACTTTGTTACAGAAAAGACTAACTGTACTGTTATGCAACACAAGCAACTAGAAGCAGATGATCTTATTGCAGGTTGGGTACAAATGCACCCGAATGACACTCATATTATTATTAGTACAGATGGCGACTTTGCACAACTTATTGCACCTAATGTACAGCAGTACAACGGTGTGAGTAATACAATTATTACACACAAAGGATACTTTGACGATAAGAAGCGTGAGCCTATTATTGACAAAAAGACCAAAGAAGTAAAACCTGCTCCTAATCCTAAGTGGCAAATTTTTGAAAAGTGTATGCGTGGCGACACTAGTGATAATGTGTTTAGTGCATATCCCGGTGTGCGTACAAAAGGCACTAAGAACAAAGTTGGCCTTACAGAAGCGTTTGAAGATAAAGTTACAAAAGGCTTTAACTGGAATAACATGATGCTACAGCGTTGGACTGATCATGAAGGTGTCGAACATCGTGTGCTAGATGATTATCAGCGTAATGTAGTACTGTGTGACTTAACTGCACAACCCGAACACATTAAAGAACTAATTACTACTACAATTAAAGAGCATGCTGTGCCTAAGACAGTAGATCAAGTAGGCATGCGTCTTATGAAATTCTGTGCTAAGTGGGATATGCAACGTATTGCAGATCAAGCTACTTATTATGCAGAGCCATTAAATGCGAGGTATCCGGTATGAATGCAAAAGAAATTATTAAAAATAAGTTTTGGATTGTTGAAGACAAAGGTGTTAAATTTGGCACTATTAGTTTAAATGAGGATCAGTATATTTTAAGTACTCCGACAGGTACTAAATTTTATCATACTGAAAACCAACTTACTAAAGCATTAGATCAAAAACTAAGTTGGACTGAGTTAGCAATAACTGAAATCAGTACAAAAGAAGTACACGGTTATGCAACTAACTCAACTCCTTTTAACCCTATGTTTGACGTAAAACGTAAACTTCCTTTGTTTACTAAAAGCGATAAGAGCAAGAGTTTGTACTGTGCAGGATACTATATTATTCAGTTTGAAAAAGGTTGGGTTAAGAGCTTTTGTCCTAAACTTATTACAGTAGAACGTTACACTACTAAAGGTCCATTCAAAAGTGAAATTGAGATGCGTCAGGAGTTAAGCTGTGTCAACCGTTGAACCTTTAAACACTAATCCTATTCAGCAGTTTATTAGTCAAGTTAAGGGCGCTGATGCATCTAACCAAAAAGAGCTGAAGATGAATATTGATCAAGCTCGACGCCTTGCATTTACTCTAGGCGAAGTTATGGCAAGATTAAACGGCGACCTTGAGCAGTTGCTTGCACGTAAGAATAGCGGTGCGGACGATGTGATTCAAATTAATATGGATGGCGGAAGCAAGTGGTAAATCTACTCTAAAAAGAGATAAATATATGCGTAGTTAACTAAAGGACAACGTATATGAGCAGACCCAAGCCTACCATATTAAAAGAACATGTAGATAAAAAGACTTATAAAACTGAACAAGTCTTACATTCTGATGCCATTTGGGCTGTGTTTTTCCAAAATCAGCCTTTTAATCTTAAAAGTGCAAATATGCTTACTAGCTATCCAGGACCTAAGTATAAAAAGACCAGCTTCTCAAATCCTGGGCATGCATTTAATCTAGCCAAAAAATTAAACAATTTGTTTAATAGTGACGAATTTTCTGTGGTTAAACTTACCACAGGCGAAACGATCTTCGAATGAACTGGAAAGAAACCTACACTAAAATATTCCTTAAGGCTGCTGACAAAAGTATCGGTGAGTCTGCTGTAAAGGAGTATTTTCCGGTGTGGTGGAAGAACACACGAGCAAAAGATACAGGCGGGCTGCGTCTTACTGATGAAGGCTTTCGCTTTATTACAGAAGATATAGAACTTACTACCTATGAAGTTCCGTATCCTAGAGATTTTGAGCTTACTACTAATGTAATAATTTGGATGGACAACTTTATCGACTGTCCGTATTACTTAGGTAGGCATGGCATTATTGTTACAAACGAGAAAAAAGCCATGGAATTACACCTGTTTAGCGGCGATATACGCAAGTATGGCCTAACAAAGGCCCTAAACAGACATAAAAAAGACGATTTAGACTCCAATAGTGGTTGACCTTTGCTGTTATCAGTGTTATTATATATACATAGTTAGACACAAGCACTTATAACCCTTTAAGGAACACAAAATGGAAATCTCCACACTTCGTACCGTTACTCCTAACAGCGCAAAGAAAAGCATTGTACGTGCTTTTAAGAAAAAGCGTCCGTTGTTCCTTTGGGGTCCTCCAGGTATTGGTAAATCAGATATTGTTCATCAGATTGGTGAACAAATGGAAGCCAAAGTTATTGATATTCGTTTGAGCCTTTGGGAACCTACAGACATCAAAGGTATTCCGTACTTCGATCCAAATCAGCACAAAATGGTTTGGGGTGCTCCTAGCGAGTTGCCAGATGCTGAAATGGCATCTAAATATAAATTCATTATTCTTTTCCTAGACGAAATGAACTCAGCGGCTCCTAGTGTACAAGCGGCAGCATATCAGTTGATTTTGAATCGCAAAGTTGGACAGTATACATTACCAGATAATGTTCTTATTATTGCCGCTGGTAACCGTGAAGCTGATAAGGGCGTTACGTACCGTATGCCTGCTCCGTTGGCTAACCGCTTTGTACACTTAGAACTTGCAGTATCATTTGATGACTGGTTCCAGTGGGCAGTTGATAACAAAGTACACCGCGATGTTGTAGGTTACTTGACATTTGCAAAGAAAGACTTGTACGACTTTGATCCTAAGAGCCCAAGTCGTTCGTTTGCTACTCCTCGTTCATGGATGTTTGTTAGTGAATTGCTTGAAGATGATGACGATGACACCACTACTACTGATTTAGTTAGTGGCGCAGTAGGCGAAGGTCTTGCTGTAAAATTTATGGCACATCGTCGAGTGTCGGCAACAATGCCTAATCCTACTGATATTTTAGAGGGCAAAGTTAAAGAAATGAAGTCAAAAGAAATTAGTGCTATGTACTCTTTAACTGTGTCTTTGTGCTATGAGCTTAAAGAAGCATGCGACAAGAACGATAAAAAGTTTGATGCCAAAGTAAATAACTTCCTGCGCTTTGCAATGGATAACTTTGAGACTGAGCTAGTTGTTATGGGTATTAAACTTGCTCTTACACAGTATGCTTTGCCTATTGACCCAGATGAAACTGAGTGCTTTGACGAGTTTCATACACGTTATGGTAAGTATATTACTGCCGCTCAACAAGCGTAACCATAAAAGAGTTTGGGCGTTCTCAATAAAAACGTCCATTTTCACTTGACTTTTCCTGTAAAGTAATATATAATACATACATAACAGTTAAAAAGGAATGCAAAATGAGCGTCACAGGCAAGAAAAATTGGCAACCTAAAGAGCTTACTGAAGAACAACTTAGATTGATGCGAGTTGATGTACTTGATCGTATCATTGTAGCTCGTGTTGGATTGCTGTTACGTCATCCATTTTTTGGTAATATGGCAACTCGTTTGCAGATCAAAAGTGCAGATGATTGGTTAGGTACTGCTGCCGTAGACGGACGTAACTTGTATTTTAATACTCAATTCTTTAATGCAATGTCAAACAAAGAAATTGAGTTTGTTATTGCACACGAGATTCTACACTGCGTCTTTGACCACTTAACTCGTAGACAAGACCGTATTCCAAAAATTTATAATATTGCCGCAGACTATATTGTAAATAATTTGCTTGTGCGAGATCGTATTGGTACTAAGCCAACATTTATTGACTGCTACCAAGACTTTAAATACGACAAATGGTCTTCAGAAGACGTATATGACGACATCTTTGAAGACGCTAAGAATAAAGGTGAAGAGTTTCTTAAACAACTTGGCGAACTACTAGACGAGCATATCGACTGGGAAGGTGAAGACGGCAAAGACGGCAAGCCTGGCGGTAGCGGAGCCGACGGTAAAGAAAGCAAAAGCCGTCCTACATATTCTAAAGAAGAACTGAAAAAGATCAAAGACGAGATCA